GTTTGATACAGTTCCTGGCAGTGTTAATACTGTTGGAGGTCCTGCAACTACGTTAGCAGCTGGTACATCATAAGCAATGTGTAATCTGTTTTGTTCTGACCAAATTACTTGGTCACTTGTCATTGGAAGCTCTGCTCCAACCATTCTTAAGAATCCAGATAAGGTTCTGTTACCATATCTTTCAACTTCAGCTTCGTAGATTTCTGGTAAATACTGCTGTGCAAAATCTGCAAAGTTAGCAGCTCCAGCATCTGTCCACTGTAAATAGTTAGATTGTAAAAGCTCTTGTTGTTGACTTGGTATTATAGTACCAAATTGTGGGTTTAAAGCCATTTTTTCTAAATTTTAATTGTTAAATGTTCGTTTTTTTATTTTCAATTTTGATGAATCAGATCCACTAATAGACTTTACCTTCATTCCACCCACAAAAACATCTCCACTGGCAACCTGCCTAGGTGTGTCTGTAGCCGGATTTTTCGATTGTTTAACGATAGTTTTAACACCATCTGCTTTACCTTGCTCATAAAAATGAGAAGCTAGCTTGTCCGCATTCATCGCAGCATATAAAGCTTTGTGGTAACCAGCTGCATCAGAAATATTTCCATTATTGTCAATAAATTTATTAACAAAATTTTCAATATTACTTTGAGCCTCTGCAACACGCCCCGGATCTTTTACCTTGTATCTAAAATTTTTGTCTCCGACAGAATAATCAAAACCTTTGAATTCTGATCCGAACAAATCATTAGTACGTTTTTGGAAAATTTCCTGTGACTGCTTTATAGTTTCTTGCTGTTTGTTGTAACGATTAAAAAAATCTGTAGCTTTTTGTTGTTCTGGATTAGCTCCAGGTCTGTTTTTTATATCAGCATAGTATTGATCTTTTAATTTAGTTAGATCATTTTTAGCATGAGCAACAGCTTCTTTGTAAGCTAGTTTTTTTCTTCGTATATCTTTTGCCTCATCTAAATCTTCATCGTATTGATAATCTTCTAATAATAGACCTATATCTTCACTGTCTAGATGTGGTTTAGTTTTTTTATAATATTCTTGTAATACCTGTTTATCATCTAAAGAACCATAATCTCTATTTAGTTCTACATAATCAGATACTGTACCACCTGTATCGTCCATAAACTTAACCAGCTTTTCAATATTTTCTGGTAATTTAGGAGTTTCAATTAAAGGTTCTTTTTTCTGTATTGGAGTAGTTTCAACTTTTTCAGTTACTTCTTCAATAATTTCAGTAAAAGGTTCTTCTTTAGTTTCAGTAAAAGTTTCTTCTTTAATTTCAACAATTGGTTTTTCTTCTACAACTTTTTCTGGTTCTTTAGTTAAATCCATTTTAGCAACAGCTGGTTGTACCTCGCCTTGTGCTTCTGGTTTAGATAAATCAATTTTAGCTACTTCTTTATCAGATTTAGCTAGTTGTTTTGGTTTTTTACTTTTTGGTTTTGACTTTATTTTAAAGTCACCCTCCTGTTTTACAGGTTCTTTTGCTTCTTCAGCCATAATATAATATAATTAAATAATTAATAATTAAGCAACTGGAAATTGATCTTCCATTTGCCCTTGTTGTTCAAAATTAGTAGGTAATAAATCATTTTTTCTTTGATCTATCATAGTACTTTGTTGTGTACCTGCTATTCTTGTTCTTTTGTCTTTACGATCTTCTATTTCTTTTTCTCTTGTAGATTCTCTTTGAGTTTTCATTTGTTCTAATTGAACTTGATAATTAAACTCTTCTGACATTAATTCTCTTTTTATTTGAGCCTCTGCTTGCATACGTTGTATTTCAAACTGAGACTTAGCTTGCTCAAAGTTTACTTTTTCAGATGTTAAAGCTTGTTGTTTTTGTACTTCAGCCTCTGCTGCAGCTTGACTAGCTTGAGCGTTTGCTTGTGCTTGTTGTTGAGACATTTCAGCTTGCATTTGTCTTTCACGTTGTAACTTACGTTTACGTTTCATTTTTAACATTTGGTTAGCAAGCTTTAAATTACGTATTTGACGTATTTCTATTGCATCTTCTAAATCAATACCACCACTTGATAAAGCCACCTGTATGTTTTGTTCTAACATTGCTTTTTCTTCTTCATCTGGCTCAAGATCTAAGAATATACCAAAGTCATGTAAATTAATTTGTTCTAAACCTTTCAACGTTTCAGTATTAAATATAGATATACTTTGTTTTAATACGTTAGCAGTTAGAGGATAATCTAACATGTCATTAACTTTCTTAGATATATTTTCACATATTCTTAACGTTAAATATAAACTAGCGTTATTAATATGTTTTGTAGCTATATTAGAAGCTTGTGCTGCTAGTTTTTGTAAACCAACTAAAGTACTTTTATCTGGTGTACTACCATCTCTTGCTTCGTTTAATCCTGTTACATCACGTATCATTTGTAAATAATAATTATACGTAGATATTAAACTTTGTATTTTAGCTTGACCAGAACCTGTAGCTAATTCTTGTACAGGTACTTTACCTCTATTTATATCACCATCTTGCGTTAAAGATCTACCCACAACAGAACCTGTTTGGAAATACATATTAAGAGCTTCTGCTGGATTATAATTTGTACCATTACCTAAATCAACCTCTGCTAAACCGTCCATATCTAAGAATACACCATCTGGCACCATTCTAGCTATCACTTGTTGTAGTTTAAGATGTGTTATTTGAATCATGTCTGCAAAACCAGTTATTCTACCAACTGTAGAATCAATACGACCTTTATATATTCTAGGAGCGCATATTGCATAATTCATTTCTACTTTTGTAGTGTCAGCAAAAGGTCTTGTCATATTAGGACACATTTCCCACCTTAATAATATATTTGTTCCTAAAACTTTAACACCTCTATATAAAACTTCTATTGTTCTTCCAACTCTTTCAAAGTTATCATTTTCAGGTGGATTAAAACTATCTGGTTTTTCTATAGCCTTTAATAAACCGCTTTCTGTTTCTTTTATTTTAAATACTTGATTACTATATGTTTTGTATTCAAAATACAATAAAGGAATAGTATTAGAATCCCATGCTCCTTGACCAAAACCATATTTACTTTCTTGACTACCTTGATATTCTTGTATTTTTTCTAATACATTATCACTTAAGCTTGGAAATTGTTTTGCTATTTCTGGTAGGGTTTGCGCTTTTAATTCACCTACATAATATATGTCTTCAAAATTTGGATCTTCTGTGTAAGAATATATTAAATAAGCTGGATCTACATAATCAACAGTTATACCGTTTGATACGTTAAAATCTGTTTTAACAGCTCCAATACCACAAGTTACTAAATCATAGTTTACTCTACGTCTTGTTAAATCCCATTTGTTATAATCTAACACTTGGTTTATAACTTCTTCTTCTGCTATTTCTACAGACTGCTTGTAAGTCAACTGCATATGAAGCTCTAACTCTTCTGGTGTTTGTGGTAATTGATCTTCAGGTATGTTAGTATTATATAGCTCTTTTCCTAGTTGAGCTGTTATTTGTTTCATTGTATCTCTTGCGAAAATATCTTGCGCTAATAATTCAGCATAACTAGTTCTTTTTTGTATAGCAGCAGGATCTTGTGCAAAAGCATTTATATCATAATCTTTGTTAGAAATACCATTAGATAATATATCTACGAATTTAGATATAATAGGTACTGGTTTCCAGTCTAAATTAAGATAAGACAAATCACCATTAATAGATAATTCATCTTTATATTTTTGAGTAGGTTGCTCGCCTCTAGCGTATAATCTAAGTCTATTATAATTATTCCATGTGGTTAGATATCTATTGCCATTTGTTCTCCCTTGATTAAACCATTCTTGCTCTATAGCTTGAGCAACCTGCTCGCCATATTCCCAAGATGCTTTTTCAGCGTCGCTAACCACTTGGCTAGGAAAAATGCTATTACCGTTAGTATATACTTTTCTCATTTAATCTATCATTTTAGATAATAACCCACTATTATCAAATTTTTTTATTCCTAAGTCATAATTTTTTCTCATAACTTGAGGAACAGGTCTATATTTATTTTTATTACAAGCCATTATTGCTAAACCAGAGCTAATAGAAGCATCGTGTGTTGTTCTATTGTTTATATTAAATTTAGCCCAGTCTTCTAATGTTCTTTGAAAATATGTATCTCCATATGTATTGTCGTCTCTAAGTCCAACGTAGCTTTCAACATAGCTTTCTATAGCAGCAGCGTGAGCTTGCATTATATCTTGACTAGAGTTAGGTATACCACCTATTTCTCTTTCTGTAACAGATAGTTTGTTATAAACTTTATCTGGTCTATTCATTGCAAAACCTCTATAACCTCTACGTTTAAAATGGTATAGTAATCTAGGTTTATTATTTTCAGCAAGTATTGGCATACCATAAAAAATACAAGCCATTAAAACATCTTCAAAGAATATTTCAGCCGTTTGTGGACGAGCGATATATTCTAAAAAGAAATGATTTGGTGGCACGTCTTCCATGCTAAATTTTGTTAATCCATGCAAAGCTCCATTAGAACCTTTACCAACAACTACTCCAGAAATATCATAAGAGTCACAACCAAAAGATCCTAGGTGCTCGTTGGCTGGATACTTAATACCATTACGAACAATTACTCTATTTTGCAAACCGACTCCTGGAGTCCAAGATACTAAAAATCTACCACTTTTGTTTGGGCTAAAAATTACCTTAGTATCTTTTACACCGTCTTGCCAAGAAAAAGATCCTCGAGTAATATGCTGACCTAACATTAATGAATCATTATAATCAATTTGTTGATAAATTTTTGTTAAATTAAATAATGATTGTTTTGATTCATCTCTAAAAGCATGAGACTCTGTACGTGGAAATTGTCTATAAAATTCATTTAAAGCGTCTGGATCTGAGCTTAACGAATTAACTTCATTTTCCCAATAATCAATAGCTCCTATTTTTACGTCTTCTCCATCTATACCAATAACAGGTTTAGTAGGTGTGTTTAAAATAGGCATACCGTATTGATCAATATATCCTTCAAAGTTCCACTCCATAGGTATAAACAAATTATAAAGCCCTGATTTAGTTTGACCGTTTTGATTTCTGTTTTTTACATTAGAATCATAAAATAATTTTTTAAAATTAGAACCTCCTTTATCTAGAGCGTTAGACGTAGATCCCATCATACACTTACCTATAATCTTACTACCTAATCTTAAACAAGTTTTAGTTACATTCCAATTATTTATAATATTATCTGGCTTTAGCCATTTA